TATGGCATGCGCTTCCATTAGTTTGAAGACAGCGTGCTGCCGTATCCACTTCTTCCTCTCTGTCCTTAGGCCACTCTCTCTCGACTGAAGAAGGGAATGCTTTGCGTCGTCGAGGCTCTCCCTGACCATCGAGTACACATCCTGCGTCATCTCTTCCTGATGACGAAGATTGTTCAAGCAATCAATCGCGACGGCGATGCAATCCGCTGCGTGGCTAGTTCGCTCTTCGATTCTCATCACTCGTTCTCCATGTTGAAGTCAGGGTCATCAATGATCTTCACCCATCGAAGGTCATTGCCTTCAACGCTCTTCAGAAGAAGAGACCCTGGTTTGTTGTCGTTAGGCTGGACAATCCACACACGTCCATGCATGCGGACCCTCTCCTTGCCCTTCTTAGTCTTTCCAGTCAGACGAACTCGTTCGCTTGCTGTGCCTACCATCGGATCGATCCTCGTTTTCTCTTCGTCTTCGTTCTGCTCGTCGGAACTTCTTGCGAAGCTTCGGAGCCGGACCACAGCAAGCGCAGTGGTAACCACCGGGGCCATCCAACTGTGCATGCTTCCTCTTCTTCATGCCTTCACTCACCATTGCTTGCCTCCCCACTTGCCCCGCACTGCGGGTCGATCATGAGCCCACTGCAACCTATCAGTGGGACAGATGCTTTCGTCATGGTCACCTTCGATCTGATGACCTGCCTCTACCTTTCTCTGTTGGACTTCATCCCAACATCGATCACACACCTTCCTCTCTGCATCAGCAGGTATTCGTTGGTGACAGAAGGTTGCTCGACACCATTCGATTCGTTCATCACTCACAACTAACGCCCCTTGAAGTTGTTGGAAGCCCAGCGGCAGAGGGCATACGACAATGCCATGCACGCAGTGAAAGTCAGGATTGCTTCGATCATTGTTAGTTCTCCTCACCCTGCCAAGTAGTCAGAGAGGACGATCCCCCTCGGAAGGTCAACGTCGGACGCGAGCAGAGTGATGGTTGATCCATACGGCCAAGCCAATCCCGAATCAACTCTCGTCATCCAGATCTGACCGATGCTTTCGTCCATCCCACCAATCTCTTTGTTTCTGGCAATCCGCCTAGCATCGTTCTCATCTGTCGCAGCAATGACATGCCCTCGGAACTGATCCCAATCGATCTCGTCTCTGGGGTCGTCACGCTTGATTAGATACAGATTCATTTTGTTTACCTCGTAGTAGTTGAAGCATGAGTGCATCAACAACAAAGGGCACACGCCTAACGACGTGCGCCCTCTATGTTGAGACAGCCAGTCTAGTTGGCGTTGCGAATGCGCTCCGCAAAGACGCCAGCATCGTTGAGTCCATCACGCGGACCCTTCCAGGAAAGCATGCGGATAGAACCGCGAGGGTCTGCACTCACGTCGTCATGCTTGTCACCATCGATGACGTTGATGCCCCAGTGAGTCGCAGGCTTGGCATCGTGTCGCGTTAGGTCAGTGGCGACTGCAACCACTCCACCCATGTTGACGTACTCGATACACTCGGTCTTGTTGTAGCCAGTGAATGACAGAGCAACCCTAAGGTTGGGCTGCCTGTCGAGCCAGCGATGCGCTCGCCTAGCAACTTTGGTGTATTCGTAGAAGCCACAGTCAGGGAAGAGAGTGCAAAGCTTCTCTGCGTCACCCAGGTCGGAGGTGCCGTCGAGTCGGACTCTCGGCGTTAGGCCAAGCTTCTCGGCTTTCTTCACTAGTGCTTTGATCTCGATGCACAGCAGTGTGAAGTAAAGGTCCGGCGCTCCGAAGCGCAGCGCAGTCTTCCAAACCATGGCTTCCTGCACTGGCGTCATGACCATGCGTCCAGACGTTCTACCGAGGCAGAGCGTGGTGCATTCATCCGTTCGCTTGATGCACACCTCTCGTCCAGAGAGGAAAGCAGGAGCCAAGTAGACCACTGCCGTTAGCCGACCGACTGCATCATCGAAAGCCTGTTCATCCAAACCCTTCTCGGTTTTGTATGACGCGCCGAGGATGTTGATGGTCTTCGCAGGAAGGAAGTGCTTCGCGTCTTGCGTGCATCCCGATGCGTCAACAATGTCATCCCATCGTTCACGAATGGTTCGCACTACAGACGCTTTGCTCGGAAGGTTGTTGATGTCGATGTTCTGAATGTTCATGCTAGTTCTCCGTGTTGGTGGTGCTGGGTTCGCGGATGAGCTTCCACTTGAAGTCATGCCGGTAAAGCCAGAGTCCTTCATGCGCCAACCTAACAGCGCCCTTGTTCATCAGGCTGACTCCACCCAGTTCTTTCTTCGACCCACCACGCTGGTAGTAGGTCAGCTTGGAGTAGGACTCCGACTGCCATGCCAACTTCTCTGCTTCTTCTTCAGTGATCTCGCAGATGGTTATGAATCCATGGTCTGCTGTCGGGTACTCGATGTAGTGAGTGTTCTCGGTGATCATGATGCTAGTTCTCCGTGTTGTTTTGAAATGCTCATGCATTCCCATCTACTCACATGCAGTGCATGCAAGTAGAGGGGAACCCGTGAGGGTTCGTGTTCGCGTCGGTGGTCATGGCCTTAGTGATGCAATTGCATTCAACTAACGTCATCGCGTTGCATTGGCACTCTATGTCATCGCTTGGATGGTTTGGGATGTGCGTGCGTGGCTCGTTAGTTCACCTTCTCACTGTGGAGTGAGTGGCTACGGTCGCAATGCATTAGGCGGGCTATCACCTATGCACTGCTCCCCTTGATCGTCTCGATCGTTCCCGACGCTGGGCGGCTGCCCCCTACCACTATGCAGGGGCGAGCAGCAGACACAAAAGAAAGAGCGTGAACGATGAAGACTGACTGTGTCCCTTCAACAGGCCGAAGCTTGATGCTCGGTGGATAGGACTAACAAGGCACATGCACAGTGGAGGACCAGGGGTGCTGCGTATGCATGGCAGTCAGTGAACGATTACGGCAAGGGTGAAACCCAGAGCATCGGGAAACCTCGCGTTAGGCGAGTCCATAACGATGATGGGCACACGCAGGGATTATCTCCCCAGTGCTACCGACACCGATCACGTTCTGACTATGTGTCTGCTGCAACTCCAACTAACAGATAAAAACCGGAAGGGCTGGCAACGTCTCACGACGTAGCGGCCACCGACTCTCGTCTAGGGTGAGGTGTTAACGGGATGCACGATGGCATCCCGATGCGCGACCGACTCGGTTTCGCTCTCTGTTAGTTGGCTATTGCCTAGGCGTGGTACCGGTGCCGATGCCTATCCTTCTGTGCGACACCCTGGGACCACCCAGTGGATTGCAGTATTCGGAAGGGTTGCGATCGGTCGTTCGCGTCCGCCATCTGTGCCGCACGCATTCGCGCGGTAGGCGGTAGGGATCAGAGGCGTCCGGCTTTTGTGGTCCGGGTCGTGATCCCTGCTGTCAACGTCGTCACGACGTGGACAACCCAACGGTAGGGGATGAAACGGAACGTGCCTCATCACCCTATAGGGTCGATTCTGGCCTGTAAGGAAAGAGGACTTTGGGGTAAGTGGTTGAAATCATTACTTTTTCACCCATTCCAACAGACCCCAAAACAGCCTGTTTTACCTATTGACAAACCAGATTCACTCTTATGTACCTGATTTAATTGAGGTTTTCGCCACGGACACGCCTAACGTGGTTTCTCCTTTGGTTTCAGGCACTTAGAGCAGTACTCCCAGTCACCCTATTCCAGAAAATAAATACCGAATAAATACGCCTCTTTCGCTTGCAATCGCTGTACTGCAACACAGGGCACTTAGAGCCACTTGTTAGGTGAAGGTAAGGCGAAACATCAGTATTGTGTCAAAACTAATTCAAGTCTTGATGACTCTTACTCTTGGCTCAACATAACAATGTTATGTGATGAACTAACAATGTTATGTCATTACACTCATCTATTGAATCACCCATGCATGCTCTTACATAATCCTGTGTACTAGTTGGAGGTAGGGGCGATGGCAGGGAAGAAAGATAAGAGCGACGCGCGCGAGTTGACTGAACTACAACGGCGCTTCGCGTTGAGAGTGCTGGAAGGTAAAAGCCCAACGCTGGTGCATGCTTACCGTGAGGTGTACGACTGCAAAGGGGACAGCCCTAAGCAGAAGAAGGCACAGGCGAATGAAGCCAGTAGGTTGTGGAAGCACCCTGGTGTTAGGTCTTTCTCTGAAGACTTCAGAAAGAAAGCCGAAGCCCAGCGTGTTAGGCGGGAGGTCGGAGAGCGCGAGCGAGTGCGGCAGCGGTTGTGGAGCGAAGCCGACGCAGCCGACCGAGCCAGTGACCGCATCAATGCACTGAGGCTGTTAGGTCAGGACGCTGGCATGTTCACTGAGCGAGTTGAAGTGAAGGAAGCAACAGACGAACTAACAGACGCCGAAGTGATTGCAGAGATTGAAATCGCTTTGCGTAATGCAATCGATGTTAGTGTTAGGCCGTTAGTTGAAGACGATGAAGAGCAACAGGTTGAAGCAAGTGAAGATGATAAACCTGATGGCTACTTGATGTAGCTACGCATAGCATTGTTATGTTGAACTAACACCGAACTAACAATGTTAGTTTGAAGTGACCCGGAGGTTGAAACAATATTGTGTGCTAGGCCCCCACCCCGGGACCCCCCTTCGCGCGTGCGCGAGCGCGCCATCCCTTACATACTATTTTGCTCAAACGATCCCAGATTCTGACCAAAACACCCAATCCCAAAAAAGCTAACATCTGTTCGTAACCAGATATATTGAAACTCATCTGGACGCCCTAAGGAGTCCCATGCCCCGGTATGAACTTTTCTGGCACCAGCCCCAGTCAGACGAAATAAACTCATGGGAGTTTCAGTTCCAAAGGGCTGGGTCGGATGAGTGGGAATGGGTTTTCTCGGTGCATCCTGTTGATGACTGCTTGGAATGCTTTCAGGCTTTCGTGGAGATACCGGCGTCTACCATTCTTGTTAGATCCAGGGCTCAGGGCGACCTCGGGTACAGTCCTTGGTCTAAGCATCTCCCTATTCATCTTTCTGAACCTGGGATTACAGCAAGTCTTTTGGTTGGCGCTCTATTTCTGGCTTTCGCAGGAAGTAGACGGGACTCCTACCTGGGGGGTATACTACCCAGGCTGAAAAAGTTTTTTTGATCAAGGGGTTGCGTGTCAAGGGGGGGCATTTGTTATACTCACCATGCCAGAGGCGTATACCCCTGGTAATCTAAAAAGCTGCTTATATTCTGGTTACTTAGGCTCAGAGGCTGGATGCCCCTGAGCCTTTATGGTTTCTGAGTCTGACGTCCATTACTGGTCAGGTTCTGGTTATCCAGTCTGATACCAGAGTAAGTACTTGAAGTACTGGCAATTTGGTCAGAGGTATACCTTGGCATCGAGTTCGCCTGATTTAGCCAGACTTGAGCCTCTCCTAGACAACTTAGACAAGCTTTCCCCTGATCACGCCAGGAAGCTCCATAAGCTTGTGAAGAAGTATGAGGAGGTTCAACTCCAGAAGGAAGGCCAAGAGGAGTATCTCAAGTTCGTCAACACAGTGTGGCCGTCGTTCATTGAGGGACGCCACCACGAACTGATGGCAAAAGCTTTTGAGAGAGTGGCTAAGGGAGAGCTGAAGCGGCTGATCATCAACATGCCGCCGCGCCATACGAAATCTGAGTTCGCGTCCTACATCCTCCCCTCATGGTTCTTGGGGCGCTATCCAGAGAAGAAGGTTATCCAGACTGCTCATACAGCAGAGCTGGCAGTAGGTTTTGGTAGAAAGGTCAGGAATCTAGTTGGTAGTGAGGACTACCAGAAAGTGTTTCCTGGCGTTTCGCTTAGACAGGACTCCAAGGCCGCAGGCCGATGGAATACCAGTGCAGGAGGTGAATACTTCGCAATCGGGGTCGGGGGCGCTGTGACGGGTAAAGGCGCGGACCTGCTCATTATTGATGACCCACATTCTGAGCAGGAAGGTCAAAGCGCGGACCCCTCCGTATTTGACCGAACACACGAGTGGTACACCTCCGGCCCTCGTCAGCGTCTACAGCCCGGCGGCGCGATCGTTATCGTGATGACTCGCTGGCACAAGCGGGATCTAACTGGTCAGATCCTCAAGTCATCGGTACAGCGATCGGGCTCGGATGAGTGGGAGGTAATCGAGCTACCTGCCATTCTCCCATCCGGCAGCGCCCTTTGGCCCCAGTTCTGGAAACTAGAAGAGCTTGAGAAGCTACGGGCTGAACTCCCCACATCTAAGTGGCAAGCCCAGTATCAGCAGGATCCCACCTCGGAAGAGGGGGCGATTGTCAAAAGAGAGTGGTGGAAAGCCTGGGAGTACGATGAGCCGCCTCAGTGTGACTTCATCATTCAGTCCTGGGATACTGCGTTCCTGAAGAGCCAGCGGTCAGACTACTCAGCCTGCACCACCTGGGGGGTCTTCTATAAAGAGGGGGATGATGGCCGGTTCCAACCGAACCTAATCCTCCTCTCCGCGTTCAAGGACAGAATGGAATTCCCGGAGCTGAAGAAGTTCGCTCTGGACTACTACAAGAAGTGGCAACCTGACGCGCTCATCGTTGAGGGCAAAGCGGCGGGCATGCCTTTGATCTTTGAGATGAGAGCGGTTGGTATCCCGGTGCAGGAGTACACGCCCTCCCGTGGGAACGACAAGATCGCCAGAGTAAATGCAGTCGCCGACCTCTTCGCCTCGGGCATTGTCTGGCGTCCTGAGAAGAGGTTCGCGGAGGAAGTGGTCGAGGAGTTTGCTTCGTTCCCAGCGGGAGACCACGACGACCTCGTTGACTCTGCAACCCAGGCGTTGATTAGATTCCGGCAGGGTGGGTTCCTCCCGCTCGACACAGACGACGACGGAGAGGAAGACTTTATGCCGATCAAGGCGGATTACTACTAATGGCTTCGCGATTTGGTTTCCAAGTTGACCCGAATGCAGAGCTTCGCGAGCGCCTAAGGGCTCAAGTCCCTGAGGGCGCGCGGATGGATCCTCGTCTCCGAGATGTAAAGTCTTACTATGATAATGCGGCAAGCAGCACTACGAGGGCTATGAGGGGCCTTGCCGCGGCTGAGCAAAATGCAGGCCGCTTGCTCAATCCCGCTAACCTGAAGCAGATCGGGTACTACGCTCGCCGTCGCCCCACTGAGAGAAGCCAGCAGGAAAGAAGCACCACGCCTTTCCTTGGACGCAGGGAAGAAAGCGATACGTTCGTTGGTCAGCCTAGACCTAACTATTCCCTTAATCCAGAGATGGGAGGTTTCTACACTGGTAACAGTGCGGGGACTACGAGACTCCCTGAAGGAGAGGCTTTTGATATGTCTTCCTTTCTAGGAAGACAATCCTCTCCCATGGAATCCGGGATCTTCAGTGCTGGTGGCCCTGCTCCCGCACCAGTTTCTCCGTTTAACCTCGATGCTTTCTTGGGCCGGTCTGCTCCGGTTGATGTATCTGTGTCGAGTGTGGCTGACTCTGTATCGGGAATGATGGGTGGTGGGCTAGTAGGTAGCCGCACTCCCTTCCGTAAGGGGCGAGCTATGGACCGTATGGTCGCGGAGATGACTCGTAATATTTCCAATCGGTAGTTCCCACCATGAGAGTGCCTGAGCATGACTTTATGGTTGGGGTTACGTTCTGCGTTATTTTTTTATTTTCTCTATTAAGGATGAGGTGTTCAAATGGCTAAGAAGCAGGGTTACTTGGATCGTGAAGCTGAGAAGGTTGGCGCGACCAACCGCATTGAAACGGAAGCTATGCGTATTGAGCGACTGGCTGGGGTCAAGGGTGTTCAGACTCCCCGTGACCGTGCGAGAGAATCTCGCGGTATGCGTAAGGCGATGCGTAAGACCGGCAAGGGATCCTACGGGTTCAAGAAGTAACAGCGTCATGGAGCAAGTGGGCTTTGAAACTTTCTATAGAATAATTAGAGAGAAAGAGTCTGACCCCAACACGCCTTTCATTAGAACTAGGTTCAAGCCGAAGCAAGGCTCAACCGCTTATGGTCCCCTGCAAACTACAGGTCAGCGCGTAGACACCATGCTCTCTCAGCTTTCTGATGATTTAACTGAAAGAGAGACTGAGTCCCTGAAGTTACTCAGGGAGCGTCAGAAGCTTGCTGCAAAGTATGGCGGGTCGGACAGGCAGAAGTATGAAGATCCGACAAAGTCAAATTTTAAGTCTAAAGAATTTTTAGACATGTATGACTACGGCGGCAATCTAGGGATTACTGATCCTGAGACTCATTACTTGATTGAATCTGCCCAGAAGAAAGAGCTTCTCCGACATTACAATAAACATGGCAGGGATTTTGAAACTGCTGCTGCTGCTTGGCATGGCGGTGACAATTGGAAAGATGCCAAGGATTCACCGAAGAAAAGACGAACAGCCTCATACGGTCAGGATGCTGTTAGTCGTCTTCGCAAAGTCAGGGGCATGGCTACAGGTGGGATAGTTGATACCCACGGACGCAGGCTTATTTAGGAGCTTTCATTGGCGATAGAAAAAGCACTATCAGAAATGCCGGTCACGATCGACGAGCTTCTTCCTGAGTTTGAGGAAGAGCTTGTTGATGATGATGCTGTTTCTGTTGTAGTTGAAACAGAAGATGGCGGTGTTCTGATTGACTTTGACCCGGACTCAAGCCTCATGGCTCATGTCGATTTCGGTGCCAATCTCGCTGATCATATGGATGACTCTGACCTGGGGTCTCTTGCTTCTGAGCTTGTCGGGCAGTACCGGGGAGACAAGAACAGTCGGAAGGACTGGGAAGAAAGTTACGTCAAGGGGCTCGATCAGCTCGGGATGAAGATCGATGATCGTACTTCTCCCTGGGAAGGTGCCTGCGGTGTTACGCATCCGATTCTTTCTGAAGCGGTTGTCCGTTTCCAGAGTCAGGCCATTGGTGAGATCTTTCCGGCTGGTGGCCCGGTAAAGACTCGCATCGTTGGCAAGCTTACTCCTCAGAAGGAGAAGCAGTCTCACAGAGTTCAGAACTTCATGAACTACCTCGCTACCGAGGTGATGACGGAGTACCGACCGGAGACGGAGAAGCTTCTCTTCAGTCTGCCTTTGGCTGGGTCCGCTTTCCGTAAGATCTACTGGGATCCCAGCATGGACCGACCGTGCGCGATGTTCATTCCTTCGGAAGATCTTGTCGTCTCGTATGGTGCTTCCTCTCTCCGCACCTGTGAACGAATCACTCATGTCATGAAGCGGAGCGCCAACGATGTCCGCAAACTTCAGGTAAGCGGCTTTTATCGCGACGTAGATCTTCTTGATGATCCAGTGTCCGAGGGGCGTATCCAAGAGAAGTATGATGAGCTGACAGGCGAAAGCCCCAGCTATGATGCAGACGGTCGTCACACCATCCTTGAGATGCACGTTGACGTAGACCTTAAGGGCTTTGAGGACATGGATGAGTCCTGCGAGCCGACCGGGATTGCTCTTCCTTATGTAGTCACGATTGATCAGGGATCGAGAACGATCCTTTCTATCCGACGCAACTGGGTTGAATCCGATCCTAACCGGATGCGCCGAGAACACTTCGTTCACTACGAGTACGTTCCCGGCCTTGGCTTCTACGGTTTTGGCTTGGTGCATATGATTGGTGGAATCGCCAAGTCCGCTACATCAATCCTCCGTCAGCTAGTGGATGCAGGGACGCTCAACAATCTGCCCGGTGGCTTGAAGTCGAGAGGGTTGCGAATCCGTGGGGATGATACACCTATCTCGCCCGGTGAGTTCAGAGATGTTGATGTTCCTAGTGGTTCCATCGCAGAGAACATTACGTTCCTCCCTTACAAGGAACCCTCGACGGTTCTTGCGAATCTTCTTGGCAACATCGTTGAAGAAGGCAGAAGGTTTGCTTCTCTCACTGATCTGAACATCAGTGACATGAATCAGCAGGCCCCTGTAGGAACTACGCTCGCTCTCATGGAAAGATCCATGAAGGTGATGACGGCTGTGCAGGCTCGACTTCATGCTGCGATGAAGGATGAGTTCAAGATCCTTGAAGAGATTGTTAGAGATCATTCTCCCCATGCGTATCCTTATGACCTTGAGGGAGATGAGGTCATGCAGCCCGAGGACTTCGACGATCGAGTCGATGTGATCCCGGTCAGTGATCCCAACTCTTCCACGATGGCCCAGCGGATCATGCAGTATCAGGCTGCTCTCCAGCTCGCGGGCACGGCTCCCCAGCTTTACGACCTCCCCAAACTTCATCGCCAGATGATCGATGTTCTCGGTATTGAGGATCCCGATCAGATTGTCCCGCTTGAGGATGAAGTCCCGGCAAGGGATCCGGTCACTGAAAACATGAACTTGATCCTTGGTGATCCTGTGAAGGCTTTCATGTGGCAGGATCATGAGGCTCACATCCAGGCCCATATGTCTGCGGCTCAGGAGCCCAGACTTGCAGAGCTTCTTGCTATGGCTCCCGATGCAGGCGTGAAGCAGGCTGCTCTTTCTGCTCACATCGCAGAGCATCTTGCGTTCCAGTATCGCAATGAGATTCAGGAACAGATGGGTGTTCCGCTTCCGCCTCCCGATGAACCGCTTCCTGATGATGTTGAGGTTGAGCTTTCCAAGCTTGTTGCTCAGGCTTCTGAGAGACTTCTCCAGCAGGCCATGGCACAGCAGGCACAGCAGGAAGCTCAGGAGCAGGCTCAGGATCCGGTTATCCAGATGCAGATGCGAGAGCTTCAGCTCAAAGAGCAGGACATCATGTCCAGAGTTCAGGAGCGTCAGGCTCGGTTGGAGCTGGACGCAGCCAAAGCTCAGTCGCGTGACAGCATCGAGCGAGAACGGATTGAGGTCAACGCGCTCAAGGAAGAGGACAAGATCGAAGCTCAGGTCTTCTCTGATGTTCTCAAGGCTGCAACCGAAGAGAAAGAGATTGACTCTCGACAGATCTTGGAAGGAACCAAGATTGGCCTTGATATTATCAAGGAAGAGAAGGGCGAGTCTTAGTGCCTACGTTTGACGAGGTTTACCTGAACTCTCTTAAGGATATTAAAGAGAGTCACGAGAATGCTCTTATAGCTGGTTCAGTTAAGACCATGGAAGACTATAAGCAGATTTGCGGATTCCTTAGAGGAATCGATATGGCAATCGCTGAGTACAAGAAACTTGTATCTCATGTCGAGGGAGATGATTCGCTCTAGTGAGCGCATAGGGTTTACTGGGGTTCCCTTAAAACTCCTGCATAAAAGGTGAATACATTGGCTGAAGTAATTCAGTACAGCGATAGGAAGCCGGAAGTAGACGAGGAAGATCGCGCCTCGCAGTTGCCGGAGCCTAGTGGGTTCCGTCTTTTAATTGCTCTTCCGGGTGTAGAGGAAACGACTGAGGGTGGTCTTTACATTCCTGACGAACGACGAGATGCTGAGTCTGTCGCAAGTATTGTTGGGTTTGTTCTGAAGGCTGGTCCCGATGCGTATGCAGACAAGAGCCGGTTTCCTAACGGCCCTTGGTGCAAGGAAGGTGACTGGATTGTGATGCGTGCGTACTCTGGTACGCGGCTTCGCATTCATGGCAAAGAGTTCAGAGTCATTAACGATGACTCCGTCGAAGCGGTTGTTCAGGATCCGCGAGGAGTTGTTAGAGCATGAGTGAAACTCCGCTTGATGACTTGATGGGCAATGCCCTCACTGAGCCTATTATCGATGTCCAGTCCGATGAGGAGTTCGACTTAGAGATTGTTGATGATCGGCCTGATGAAGATCAGGTCTCGCCTCGCGATGAATCTGTTACTCCCGAAGAACCTGCTGAAGATGAGGTTCAGGAGTACAGCGGAAGAGCTGGCAAGAGAATCAATAAGCTTAAGTATGAGTTCCATGAGGAACGGAGGCAGAAAGAATCTGCCGAGAGGATGAGAGAGGAAGCGGTTCGTTATGCCGAGAATATGCATCGGCAGAATGAAGAGCTTCGTCAGGTGCTTGGACAAGGTGAGAATCTTCTGCTTGAGCAGATGAGGCAAGCCAACGAAGCACAGCTCTCTCAGGCTCGCGATGGATACAAGAATGCATATGAGGAAGGGAACACGGACAAGCTTCTTCAAGCGCAGGAAGCTTTAATTCGTGCCCAGCGAGAGCAGGAGTTTGTTCAGTCGAATCAGGGAGTTGTTCCTGATCACTTGCGACAGCCTTCTCCTCCTCCTCCGGTGCAGCAGGATCCAAAGCTGGCCTCTTGGATGTCACAGAATGAATGGTTCGGATCTGACGAAGAGATGACTTCGCTCGCTTATGGAGTGCATTCGAGTCTTGTTAAGTCAGGTGTTGATCCTAAGAGTGACGAGTATTACAATAAGATTGATCAGAGGATGCGTCAGGTATATCCTGATCGGTTCGGGAATGGAATGGCTGGAGAGGAGCCTGTTGCGAATTCCCCGACCCCAACCGTGGTCGCCCCTGCTGGGCGCAGTTCAAACAAGCCACGCAAAGTGCAACTAACCTCCACTCAGGTCGCCCTCGCGAAGCGCCTTGGGTTGTCGCCAGAACAGTACGCCAAACAGCTCCTGAAGGAGACTAGGTAATGACTGAGTCGCGCAGTACGAAGGAAGTCTCTGTCCGCACACGCGAGGTAGAGACGCGAGAAACTCAGATGCGAGAGACGCCGTGGAAACCTGCGGCACTTACACCGTCACCCAATCCTCGCGAGGGTTTGGACTTTCGGTATGTAAGAGCATCCATGCGGGGTGAGGCAGATAACATCAATGTTTCGCAGGCAATGCGAGAAGGATGGGAACCTGTTCTTGCTTCTGATTATCCTGAGCTGATGGTTATTTCAGATCGAGATAGTCAGTATCCCGACAATGTTCTGATTGGTGGGCTTCTTCTCTGCTCCCGACCTTCCGAGATCGGAAAGCAGATTGAGCTGCATGCCATGAAGGAAATTGACGACCAAATGGAAGCAGTCGATCGCAATTACTTCAGAGAGCAAGATGCGCGCATGCCAATGCTCCAGCCGGAGCGGCGTTCGCGTATCAGTTTTGGCGATGACTGATAATGGATGTCCCATTGTCGGCTATCGCTAGATTAATCTAGGAGATAGTCCAATGGCTTTTGGACTTAGAAACGCAAGCAATGCGTTTTCCGGTACGAATACCGGTGGGCTCCTGCGTTTCCAGATGGCGGATAGCTATGCTACTTCGACGTTTGCAGGGGATCCTATTATCCTTAATGCAACCACTGGTTACGCAGAGCGACAGGCTACGGCACCCGTAGATACGGATGGTAATGTTGTTGGGTTTGCTGTTGGCTTCCGGTACGTTGACACGGCTAGCACGCCTCAGTGGGCTCAGTATTACCCGGCTTCGGGTGGGACTGATGTTTACGTCTTGGTGACGCCCGCCTCTAAGAGCAACCTCTTGGAAGTTCAGGGCAACGCCAGTTGGAACATCAATCAGACGGGTGTCCAGAATGTTCTGGTCACCGGGGCTGGCGATACGGGTACCGGAAATTCCGGTTACGTCGTTGCCAACACTGATACCACTACTAACACTGGTGCTGTCATTATCCGTGGGGTGAAGGAAGACGGGAAGAACGAAAATAGTTCTACTCCCATTCTTTACGTTCAGCTTGCGGATGGTGTATCTGCTTTTGGTGAGGGAGTCTAATCATGGCGATTTCACGCGCACAAATGATGAAGGAACTCCTTCCCGGTCTGAACGCTCTGTTCGGGTTGGAGTACCAGCAGTACGAGGACGAGGCTGGCGAGATTTACGAGACGGAATCTTCGGATCGAGCATTCGAGGAAGAGGTCAAGCTCGCTGGCTTTGGTGCCGCACCTGTGAAGTCCGAGGGTTCGTCGATTTCTTACGACACGGCCCAGGAGAACTTCACGGCTCGGTACACCCACGAAACGGTGGCAATGGGATTTGCAATCACTGAAGAGGCTGTTGAAGACAACCTCTATGATTCGGTGTCGGCCCGTTACACCAAGGCGCTTGCCCGTGCGATGGCGCACACCAAGCAGGTCAAGGGTGCCTTTCCTCTGAACAATGCCTACACCGCTGCCAACTTTGCTGCTGGCGATGGGAAGGCTCTCTGTACACAGGAAACTACGAGTGGTGCTGGAAACTTCCACACCACGATCGATGGAACGGCTATCGATAACATGCTTCAGACGGCGTCGGATCTCAATGAGACTTCGCTTGAGCAGGCAGTTATCGATATCGCTGCGTTCACCGATGCTCGTGGTCTGCTGATTGCGGCTCGCCCGCGAAAGCTGATCGTGGCTCCCTATAACCAGTTCGTTGCTACCCGCATTCTCGATACGGAACTCCGACCGGGAACGGCTGACAACGACATCAATGCTCTTCGGACGAATGGCACGATTCCTGAGGGATACCGTGTCAATCACTTCCTCACGACGGCCAACAAAAAGCGTTGGTTTGTCGTGACGGATGTCCCGAATGGCATGAAGCACTTCACCCGGACCCCGCTCCAGACGGGCATGGATGGTGACTTCGATACCGGTAATGTTCGGTACAAGGCGCGGGAGCGATACAGCTTCGGCGTCTCGGACTACCTTGGTATCTTCGGTAGTGGAAACATTACCTGATACGCCTTGATTAGGGCGGGGCTTCGGCCCCGCCCTTTTCTTTGGGGGCTCAATGGACACCAAGTTTTTTATCACCATAGGGTCTGCATTCTTTATTCAGATTGCCGGGATACTTTGGTGGGCTTCTAATCTTGCTGGTGAAGTCAATCACAACAATTTCCAGATACAGATGCTGGCAAAGGATGTAGAAAAAAACTCAGAGTTTGTTGAGCTTTGGCCTGCCGGTAAGTGGGGATCTGGTTCGCTTCCTAGTGATGTAAAGCAGGATCTTAAGATCGAACGGCTTGAAGTCGAAGTTCAGAAGATTAACTCCAAGGTGTTCAACGGAATTCATTGATTGTTGGGGAGCTGGTCAGCTTGAAGAAGAAAGCTGCCAAAAAGGCAAAAAGCAAAGTCAACGCTGCCGGGAACTACACTAAGCCCAAGATGCGTGAAGGTCTCTTCAAGAAGATCAAAGCTGGCAGCAAGGGTGGTAAGCCCGGTCAGTGGAGTGCCCGAAAAGCCCAGATGTTGGCTAAGGAATATAAAGACAAGGGCGGGGGCTACAGAGACTAATGGCTCTAAAGAAGTCTCAGAAGTCTCTCAAGAAGTGGACTAAAGAAGAATGGGGAACTAAATCCGGTAAGCCCAGCACTCAGGGCAAGAAGGCTACCGGAGAAAGATACCTTCCGAAGAAAGCTAGGCAGGCTTTGTCGGACAAAGAGTATTCCGCGACTTCTAGGAAGAAACGCGAAGACACCAAGAAGGGTAAGCAGTTTTCTAAGCAGCCGAAGAAGATTGCTAAGAAGACCGCTAAACACCGCAAGGGTTAGAGATGACTGTTAAGCGCGGTAGTGAAACATTCTCTGGATATAACAAGCCCAAGAGAACTCCCAACCATCCTAAGAAAAGCCATGCTGTCCTTGCTAAGGAAGGTGAAAAGATCAAGTTGATTCGCTTTGGCGAGAAGGGTGCGAAGACCGCTGGCAAGCCTAAGGCTGGCGAGTCGGACAGAATGAAGGCAAAGCGTAAGTCCTTCAAAGCTCGTCATGGCAAGAACATTGCCAAGGGGAAGATGTCAGCAGCCTACTGGGCAGATAAAGAGAAGTGGTAATGGCAGCAAAGAAGAAAGCTCTTACGAAGCGACAGCAGGAAACTCTTAAGAAACATTCCGTTCATCATACGCCGAAGCATATGGCCGAAATGCGTAAGATGATGAAGAACGGAGAGACCTTTACTTCAGCCCACAAGAAGGCGATGAAGAAGGTCGGTAAATAATGCCTGCTAAAAAATCTAAGGATTGGATCAAAGGGGCTGTCAAAAAGCCCGGAGCCTTCAAGGCTAAAGCCAAGAG